AAGAGCCGCAACGGTGGATGGTGGATGTCTCCGAAGGGGAGTTGCTTCACCAGTTCCTGTCCCCTCCGTTCGCCACCCGCGAAGAGGCCATGACCGAACTCGACCGCATCGCCGCGCTCATCGAGGGCAAGGCGCCGGCTCAGGGGTGGGTTTCGGGGGCGCCACCGCAAGACGGAAAGACGTACGTCGTAGGGTATGACCATGACGAAATGCGACCCGGTGTTGCTCGATGGGTTGACGGCGAGTTCGAGGACGACAGCGGCCAGCCCTACGGCGACATTCGATATCACCTGCCAACCCCCATCGTGCTTCCATGAACTGGCAGAAAGGCCCACCCCCGCGCACGCCCGGCGTGTGGTTCGTCGTCTACGAGGTGTGGGGCCACGTCACCATCGTGACCGCAAGCTCCTTTAGCGGCGGCCTCTGGCAGACCGCCAAGGGCCGCGACTACTACAGCGCGGAAGACCTGACGCACCACCTCCCAACCCCCATCCAACCCCCGAAGGAGTCCTGACATGTCCGAGAACGCAATCCAGACCCGCCCGCCCACTCTCATCGAGCGCACCGCCGAACGCTTCGGTGTGGACGCCAACAAGCTGCTCCAGACCATGAAGATGACGTGCTTCAAGCAGCCCCCGGGCCGCAACGGAGCACCACCCATCGAGGTCACGAACGAGCAGATGATGGCCCTGCTCATCGTCGCCGAGAAATACGGCCTCAACCCGTTCACCAAGGAAATCTACGCCTTCGCGGACAAGGGCGGGATTGTGCCTCTCGTGTCCATCGACGGCTGGCTCCGTCTCGGCAACGACCGCCCCGAGCTGGACGGCATCGAGTTCGAGGAAGGGCCGCGTGGCGTGGTGCAGGTCTACAAGACCGAGTATGACGAGAAGACGCGCCGCCGCGTGCAAGTCGAAGCGCAGGCGTTTGGCCCCGAGTGGGTCAAGGCGACCGTCTACCGCAAGGACCGTGCGCACCCTCTCGCCGTCGTCGAGTACCTGTCCGAGTGCTGGATGGACACCGACCCGTGGCGCAAGTCCCCGACGCGGATGCTCCGTCATCGTGCCACCATCCAAGCCCTGCGCATCGCGTTCGGGTTCTCCGGCATCGCGGACGAAGACGATGGGCTCCGTATCGTGCAGGGGCGAGAAGCCAGCGAGCCGCAGCCGCAACAGCAGGTGTCCCGCATCAAAGACCGCGTGCTCGCCGCCGCCCGCCGCGAGCCCGAGGTGACTGACGCCGTGGAGGTGGACCCGAAAACCGAACTCCTCGTGTCCTGCCGCGACGACTACCGCAACGGCGCGGACGCCAACTACGTCGCCGCCAAGCTCGTCGAGTCGGGCATCTTCACGCCCGATGCGGCGACGAAGGTGGCCGGCGAACTCAAGGACGCCGTGGACGCCGAGCCCTAACTCTGCCCCACCCGCCGCCCGAGCCCGTCGAGCCCTTCGATGGCGCCCGTGGCGGTCGCGGTGGGAGCGACTTCGACTTTGAGCACCAGCTCGGATTCGATGCGCTCGACAATCACGTCGAGCGCCTTCGCCCACCCCCACGAAAACAACGGACCCGGCGACGAGTCGATGTCACGGAGTTCGGCGGCGATAGCCTTGACCGCCTCGAACTGCTCACGGCTCAGCATGGCACACCCCAAGCACCCCATCCGTCCCCGCGCAGAGCTTCGTTCCAGGCGGCGCCTTGAGCTTTAGCCCCATTGGCCCGGTCTGCTCGTAGCGGACCTTGCCGTCCACCGTCGCCGTGACCCGGTGCGGGGCGCGGACGTCGATGAACAGGTCCGCTTCGCGCTCGGCGGTGACGGTGACGCAGGACGCGCACGTCAGCAGCAGGAGCGCCCTCACGCGAAACCGCCCGGCTTCGTGATGCTGCGAATCGCCCACATCGCGGCAGTCTGCGCCTCGGTTCGGGCAATGGCGAGGCACCGACCATCAATCACCAACCCCGAAACGGCAGGTTCGCCGGGGAACGACGGAGGCGGTGGTACGAACGCGGCGAGATTTGTCAACGCATCGCCCACGGCATTGAAGGCGGCTTTCACGGCGTTCATGGCGTCAACTTCCTCTTGCGAAAGCGGACGGTAGCCCGAAACGGGCGGGACGGGGTGGAGCTTCTCACTCATGTTGCTTCTCCTTTCGGCTCCCACTTCACGGGAGGCACGGTATCAGGACACCGGCCGCACATCGGCCACGCGCCATCCTTGAACTCGGCAGGGACGCCCCCGCCGCAGTAGGAACACATCGGCCACAGGGCGAGCGCCGCCGTGACCGCGTCTTCGGGGGTCTCGCCGTGTGCCAGCTCGGCATCGTCGCCCGTGCGCCACACCGCGAAACGGGCGTGCTTCAGGTCGCGCGCAATGTGGCAGGCGACGCCCCATCGCGCGGTGAGGGTGGCGAGGTGCGCAGACAGGTGGGCTATGCGGCCTCTCATGCGTCCACCTCCCGCAGAAACGTCCCAATCGACCCGAAGTGGTGCTGCCCGTCTGCGGTCCACTCGCGCAGCACCATCCCGCCTGCCGCCATGATGGCTTCGCGCAACTGGTCGCGCGTCAGGTCATCCGATGCCGAGGGTGGAAACAGTCGAGACCACGGCTCCGCGTCCGTCACGCCGGCCCACACCAACCCCTCGATGCCAGCAAGGTAGGTCGAGGCATAGTGCGCCGCGCTCAGGTCGTGGAGCATGTCGAGCAGCTTGTCGGCGGGCTCGTCTCCGTCCCATGGCAGCACGCGCGTGGGGAACTCGGCAGGGTTCGCGACGAAGGCGGCCCAGCGGGTTTCGAGGTCGCTCACTTGCCCACCCTCTCGCACGCCAGAAGCGCATAGCCCGCGATGTCCCGCCACGGCGACTCGCCGAGCGCGTCCCGGTCCGTTGCGACCCGGAATAGCTTGTCCACGACGCGCACCACGGCGAGCATATCGCGGTACTGCTCCCGCGTGATTCCGTTCGGGTAGAGCGTTTCGAGGATGTCGCCCGCCTTCGCGAACGAGTCGCCGTAGGCCGCGTTCTTATCGGAAACGAGCGTTGCGATGTCGGCGGCAATTGGGTGCCACTTCGAGTGGTTCGCCCATCGGCCCTTCGATAGCGTCTCTGCGTCATTGCCCATGCGTCACCTCCGCTCAGAGGATGACGCCCACAAGACCGCACGTCAACGCAAAGAACGCGCGTTCACTTCTTCGGCGCGGGGCCGATTTGGCGCAGGAAGCGTGTCAGCAGGCCGACGAAAGCCACGGCCACGCCCGCGTGCGTGCCGGTCCAGATTCCTGCCTCGACGAGCAGCCCGATGGTCGGGGCGACTACCAAGGTCACGAAGTCCGCGAGGATCAAGGTCTTGCTGATGCCGCCAGAGCGGCGCGAGTAGGCTTTCATTAGCGCTCCCGTGAGCCGCAGAGAATGTGTCCCGTCGAGCCCACGGCCACGGCTCGGCAGTCGTCGGACAATGCCGGCACCGCCTCCGGGTCGATGCATGGGCGCATACAGTCGTCAGCAATGGCGCCCCACTCGTGGACCGTTGAGCCGTCCGCTGCCAAGACGCCGAGCGCCCACCCGTCTCCGTGGATGAATTCCACCGCCGCATACAGCGCGTCGCCTTGCAGCTCCGATTCAATGCGGTGGACACGCTCAGAGAGGTCGTTGGCCGTGTCGTCCATCTCGTCGAGCGCCGCCACGATGCGGTCAAGGTTCGGCGTGTCCGGGCTACAGTACGACGACTTGCCCGACTCGCACCCGCTCAGGATGGCGGTCGCAACTGCCCAGGCGAGTCCAAGCGTCCCTCGAGCTTCGCCAGCCGTTCGGCCACCGCTGCGAGCTTGTCGCTCAGCGTTACAACCTGCTCCGTTATTGGCAAAAGCCGCGCATCGAGCGCCGTCATGGCCGCCGAAAGCTGCGTCTGCGTCACGAGATCCCCGCGAAGCGTCCACACCGTGCCGACGATCACCACGACCGCCGACACCGCCACGCCCAGCGTCAGTTTCACGTTCTGGAGCATTCATCACCACCTCTCCCCGTGCATCAGGGGTCGCGACACCACGAGAAACCCGAACTGCGGTTCGGGGCTCTCGTGCAGAGCCGCCACCCTTGCAGCATAGCACCGACCTCGGGAAACCCCCAGGTCGGCCTTTGTCATCGCGGCGACTGGTACCAGCGCACCGCAATCGATGCATCGCAGGAGTTGGCGCCCGACACCAGCCGAAACACGGTCGTGGCGCCGGTTTTGAGCACGATCTCCGATGCGAAGTCGCCCGAGCCCGCCGAGCCTGCCGTCGCAATCTGCCGCGTCTTGATGGTGGTCCCGCCCGAGTAGGTGAGCGCTGCGCCCGTGCGCCCGAACAAACCCGTGACCGTCGTCGCGTTGCTCGAATTGCGGTTCTGATTGTACGCCGTGAGCGCCGCACCACCTGACAGTGACGTGACACCCTCGATGACCGTGACCGTGGCGACCTTCTCGGAGGCGACCTCAAAGACCGCGTGCGGGTAGATGCCGGCCGGCACCGTTACTGCGATCTCCATGGCGTCGCCCGACGTCGTGAGCGCGTACTTCTCCGAAAACTCCCACATGTACCCGTCGTGGATGTTCTGATGGCTCGCGTCGATGGTGAGCGCAAACGGATGAGTGTAAGGACCGTGAAGAAGAGCACCCATGTCAGACCCCTTGCAGCGCCGCCAAGGCGCGACCGTAGTTCACGTCGATTGACTTCATTTGCCACAGCCAGATTTCCTGCGGCTCGAACCACAGCGCCGCTGCGATCTGGTCTGTGATCTGCGTCTTCTTCGGCATCCCGTCAATCGGGTCGTAGGCCGCGAGACCGAAGCCGAGACGCCGCCCCGGACCGTGGAACTCGCCCCAATTGGATTCGAGCATCGCCACAGCTTGCGTCTCGCCCGGCCACAGGATGTTATCCGGTGCCGCCTTGAGCCCGTTCGACTCGCCCACGGAGTACGCCTGCGGCCGAAGCTGGACGCCTGGAATCAAGAGTTGGTCCGTCACGCTCTGGAGGTACGCGTAGTCGTTCACCGAGACGCGAGCGGGGTCTACGGCGGCGTAGAGCATGGACGCCACTTGCACGCGAGCGGGCGCGTTCTTGCGGCCACCGCTGGCCCAGGCGCTCTCGGTGTCGAGGTCAAGGCGCACGTCGGAATTCGACTTGAGCACCGGGGCCACGTACTTGAGCAGTTGTTCCGTGTACTTCGTCGAAGGCCACAGCCACGCGTTGAGGTCCACGCCGACGCCCGCCGCCTTGAGTTCGTTGATGACCCCTTGCAGGTGCGCCACGGGCGCAAACGCCTTGAACACCGGGCCATCGCTGACCGCGTTCAGGAACAAGGCCAGTCGCGCGGGACGGAACCCGGTGCGCTGGTACAGGTCCTCGACCTCCTTGGCCGTGCCGTCCTTCGTGTTCCACCACGACCACTCGCGCGAGGTCCACGCGCAGATGGGCGGGACGCGACGCGGGGCCGGGAGCCCGTAGAGCTCCACGGCCTTCGACGTCGCCGGGCCGTACTTGCCATCGACCTTGAGCGCGGCGCCCTGCTCGTTCAGCCATCGCTGAAACACCTTCACGAGTTCGGTGCGCTTGTCGCCGGGGGCGGGGATCAGGGGCTGAAGTGTGCTCACTTGATGGCTCCTTGACGCATGGCGTCGGTTCGGATTCGCTTCGCTTCGGCGGCCTTTTCGGCGGCGTTCGACAGAGCTTCGTCGAGTAGTTCGTCGGCACGCTCCATCCAAATGACGTCGCTCTTTGCCCCGTCAAGGCGACGGAAACCCCGACGGATTCGGTTGACCACGGGCGACGCCGGGAACTTGGCGGTGGCCTCGCGGAAGGTCTTGAGTACAGGCGTCAGCCGGCGCCGGTAGTCGGTCGCGAACTCGCGCTCCTCCTGCCGGTTCATGCTTGTACGCGGAACCTGAATCCCGGTCGCCGCCTGCGAGGTCCGCGCAATCTCGCGCCGGGCCTCTTCGACCATCCGGGCTTCTGCCTCGAGCGCGTCGTCGAGCGTGACGCCCAAGACCTTCGTGCCGCTCGCGATAGCGCCAAAGGCGCCCGGCACCGTGCGCTCGCGGCCTCGGTAGTCGGGGACGCCCTGCACCGCCGCCGCGATCTGCTCGTACTGCGAGCCGCCCTTGATGCGCTCCAAGTCCTGCGTGTCCGTGCCGACCTGCCCCGCCGTGACGTCGCTCATGCTCGGGAAGATGGGCGGCGCATAGGACTGAATCAGTTGCGACGCCCGCTGCCCAAACTCCTGCATCGGCGTCGAGCCCTCGCGCACGATGGGCTGACCCGTGAACGTGCTTCGATTCGCGGCCTGCTCGTACAGCGGACCGACCAGCATGTTTGGCCCAATTCCCAGAAGCTCCGAAATGAACGACATCGCCTGCGCGGTCTCGGTGTCGTACTTGTTCGTCTTGCTCTCGGTGAGCGATGAAAACGGCGACAGGTAGCCCACATTCGCGAGGTTCACGCGCCCTTGCTCGTCGCGCGCAAGTTCCGGGATGATCTGACCCACCGGCTTGAGGCTTGTCGGCGACGCGAACGGGTACGCTGCTTTTGCCGCCTCGCCCTCGTCGCGCGTCACGCCCGACAGCGCCGCGTTCATGTCCGTCAGTCGGTCGCTCGCCTGTAGCCACATCTGCGCGCGAATGGGGTCCTCGGTGAGCCACTTCTTCACGCGCGGGATGGCGCGCGTCATGAAGCTGATGAAGGGCTGACCCGCCGTCCAGTACACCGCCTCGAAGCCGCGCCGCGCTTTGCCTTCGCGACCCACTGGAGCGAACGGTGCCTTGAGCACATGCGCGAAACCGGGCACGTTCTCGTAGTCAATGAACGCCTCGCGCGCTTCAGTCGCGACCCGGCGCCGAGTCCCGGCGTCCAGTAGCTCGGGCGACGTCCCGCGCTCGCGTGCGATCTTGTCGAGGTTCTTGCGGTAGTAAGCGTACCGGAACAGGTCATCTTCGGCAGCGTAGATCATGCCCGGCAAGTCCATCGCCGACGACACCGCCGCCTTGCCTGACTCCACCGCCGCCTTGCCCGCCGCCGTGGACGCGAGTTCGGGCGATGACTTGCGCAGCCGTAGCCATTGCTCGTTGTCCGTGACGTCGCGGAGCTTCTGCGCCATCTCGCGCTCTGCCTGGACCGCGCCCGAACGGGCCTCCTTGCCACGCTTGGCGGTGAAGCTCGCCGTATCCCCGAGCATTTCGACGAACCGCTTGCCGGGCTCCGTCACCGACTCGAACGCGCCTTGGAGCTTCGCCCCGAGGTAGTTGCGGCCCAGCTCGTTTGCGCCGAAACCGCCCTTGAACACGCCGTCCTGCTCAGCAAGCTGGTACAGTCGCGACTTTTTGGCCGCCGTGAGGTCTTGGAGCGCCGCCGCGTAATGCGGAAGGTTCATCGGGTTCCAAAAGCTCATGCCCGCCATGGGAGCAAACACAAGCGCCGACGACAGAATGTTGCGCGCGTGCGTCGCGGGCGACCACACGGTCTTGCCCGCCTTCCACATGGAGTTGACGCGAGCAATCCCGCTCGCCATCTGCTCCATGGCCGCGCGCCGATTCACCATGTCGAAGTACAGGTCAGCCGGGACGTACTTGCCGCCAAGCGCGCCGTACTTCAGCAGCCCTTCATCGGCCTTGCCGCCCTTCGCCAGCGTCGCCCGGACCTGCTCAGGGAACCGCGCTTCGTCGGGAACCAACACCCATTCGCGCATGACGGGCAAGTTCTCAGCGCCCTTCATCGTCACGGGGTCGATGGCGTTCTCGGCAATCAGTCGAGGGTTGCCCCGGAACTGCTGCGCCACGCGGGCGTTATGCTCCGCAACCGCTGCCGACTTCATCTGCTCAAACTGCTGCGGCGTGCGCGTGAGTCCCGGCACCTTTGCGGCGTCGTCGTAGAGCGTGTACATCTCCACGTCGTCGATGAACGACATCAGCCCGACCAACGCTTCTTCGGCCAAGTCGGTCTTGAGCCCGTATTCCGCTTCGCGCCGCGTGATGGGCACGCCCGCGCGTCGGAGCTCGTTCGCCTTGAACGCCCCGGCTTTCAGGTAAGGTGCGAGCTTCGCCTTCTCCGCGCTCGACATCCCGCCCATGGGGTCCGCGACCACACCGCCGCGCGCCGCCTCGTCGTAAAGCTGCGGCCAGTAGAGGTCGCGCACCTGCTCGGCGTTCTCGAACATCTTGAGCGCCTTCGCGCGCTCCGTGTACTGCCGAGACAGCCCCGCAAGCCCGCGCCCGTAGCGGTTCACGATCTCCTGCTCGTTGTCCATGCGGGCCACGTAGTCATCAGCCTTGATGGACTGGTCCCGCAGGTCCTTGGCAATGGCCGCGCGCTCGGCCTCGGTGGGCAGCACGCGGCCTTGGCGGCGCAGCTCGGCGAGTGAGTCGAGTTCTTGCAGTCGTGCGGATAGCAACGCGGATTCCTCTTGCAGCCCGACCACCGCTTCGCGCGACCGCGCCGCGTCACGGGCAAGCACTGGCCCCGCTCGTTGCGAACGCGGAATCGTCGGCCCTTGCGCCCCCTTTCCGAGCGGCGGCACAACAGCGCCCATGCGCATCGGATCCGATGGGCCTAGACCCGTTTCGCGCCTGACCGCTGCTTCGGCTGCCTGCTCGATGCGAGACAAATCTTCCATGCGACTGCGCGCCGTGACCTCGGCTCGATACGTGGCGCGTCGTGCGTCGTTCCATGCCTTCGCGGCGGCGGCCTTGGCGTCGGCAACCGTTTTGAGGTCGGCCACTTCGCCCCGAAGGCGCGCCGCATCGGCGGCAGCTTGCGCCCGCTCCGACTTCGTTAGGCTGTCCTGCCACGCCGCCCACGCTCGCGATTCAGCAGCGCGAGCCGCCTTGATGGCGAGTTGCGTGCGCAGGTCTTCAGCGCCTTGCGCGCGGGCTTGCCTTAGCTCCTCAGCCCGTCGCTCCGCGCTGATCGCCTTGTTCCACGCCTCGCGAGTCTTGCCCTTGCCGCCGCGAGGCGTCGCCTCAATGGCCGCTTGTGCCTCCTGCCGGGCAAGTTCGAGCGCATCGGCCCACACGCCACGCGCCGCGCCAATCGTAGCTTTGCGCGCGTCAATGGCCCCGCCAATGGCAGCCTCAGTCTGCGCCGAAAGCCCCGCCTTGACTTCTGCGCGCGCTTGCTTTGCCGCCGCTTCGCGAGCCGCGCGAAGTTGCGCCGACAGTGCCGATATGCGTGCGGTTTCGGCCTGCATCTCGTCTGCGCCAAGAGGGCGGTTGTCGGCACGCGCCCCGATACCGCGCGACAAGTCAGCCTCGCGCGCCCTCGCTGCGCCCAACTCGAAGTCCGCGCCCTGCGCTCGAATCGTAGCGTCTTCGGCCTTTGACACCGCCGCCGCGCCGCGCTCAGCACGAACCCCAACCAGCTCCTCGATCTGCGCGTTCACCTCGTCAAGCCGCGACTGCACTTCGGACCGCTTCAGGTCGAGCGCCGCACCGTCCAGGTCGTCCACAATGGGCGCGCCCTCTTCGATCTCACGCGCCCGCTGACGAAGCGCCGCCGCCTCGTCGAGCTTCGACTCGCGCACCATCTCGCCGTACTCGGTGCGCTCGAACCGCGTTTGCCATTCGGGCATCTTGCCTTGAGCGATGACCTGCTGCTGCCGCCACTTGTCGCGCGGCGTCTGCGGCTGCTTGCCCATGCGGAAGCGGAACATATGGCGTGACGTGTCGTTGCCGGGCGCAAAGTAGCCGCCCTCGAGCGGCGACAACTCCGATTGCAGGAACTGCCGAACCGTGGGTTTTGCTTCGTCGGGAATCGACCGAATCATCTCGACGGCCTTCTGCGACGCCATCGTTTGCGTAGCGCCGCGCTCGCGCTCAATGGCCGCGACCACCGGGCCAACCTGCTCGTTGCGCGGGTTCAGCCACCACCGAAGCTCAGGGAATCGGTCCATGAGACGCCGCGCCACGTAGCCCGCCGCGTCCACGCCCGCCGACGTGCCGAGCGTCGCGTACCACGACGGCGCCCGCGCTGCGGCCTCGATGACGTTGCCGAGCCGCTTCTTGTTTGCGAGCCGAGCTTCAAACTCCGCGCGTTGCTTCAGCGCCTTGTCCAGCGTCCGCTGCGGCACGCCCGCCGCTTCGAGCTTCGCGGTGGCTTCAATCAGCGCATCGCGCGCCTTCTGATAACGCACGGCATCCGGCGACAGCTTCGACGGCGTCCACCCCTCCGTGGGCCTGACCCCCATCTCGCGCATTGCCGCTGCAATCTGCTCGTCGAGTTTGACCTGCGCGATTTCGGCCTTGATCCACGGCTTGTCACGCTCAATTTGCTTGACGACGCGCGCCCAACCCTTGGCGAAATCCTCCGTCTTGGCGCTCGGCCCCGTGAACGCCTCGACCTCTTGGCGGGACGTCATCACGTCGGCGTCCTTCTGCCGGCGCACGTCGCGAAGCCGCGCGAGTTCGTCGTAGGCGCTCGCGTCGATGGGCGTCCCGGAACGCTCGGCAACCTCGATGCGCGCTTCCATGTTGCGCACCGCTGCGTCAGCCTGCCCCGCCTCAATCTCCGTCCGCGCCGCACGCGCCCGCACGTCGTCGGCTTGCTTGGCAAGCGGCTCAATGGTGCGCTCGACCATGCCGAGCTTCTTATTCAGAATGGCCGTGTCGCGGGCGATGGCCTCCAGCGGCCTCGATGCCAGCGAGCGTACCGCGCCGCCCGCCATTGCCGCATTGAGCGCCGTCCCGATGGGGCCGCGCTCGAACTCCGCTCGCGGGTCCAGCGCCGTGCGAGCGACCGACCGAAGCGCGCCCGTTGCCACGTCCTTCGTGACGTCGGCGGCCTCCTTCATGACCTCGCCGGGGTCGTAGGTCGGATCGCCCAACTTGCCGAGCTGCTTTGCACCCGCCCAGCCCATCGTGGCCGGGAGCGTCAGCAGGTCCATGGCCTCACCGGGGAACCGCTTGGCGCCGCGCCAAAGCGACTCGCCCCACGATTCGCCCTGCGCCGCCGACTCTTCGCCCGCGAGCACGTTGCGAACCGGGTCCTTGTCGAGCCCAAGCGACTTGCCAAGACCCTGAACCAAACCTTCGTCGCGGATGTTGCGGCCGATGTTCGCGCCCGTGTCCACGGCGATTTCGCCCAATGCCGACGGCGCACGAGCCACAGCGCGACCCAGGTTCAGCGCCGGGACGTCGCCTTGCGGCAAGAACCCCTCGCGCTCCTCAGGCGTCTCGGCAGGCGGCAACCCTTGGATGTCGCGCATGGACGTCTTGGCTTGGCGGTAGAGCTCGTCGGCGACGCCGAGCGGGGCGAGAATGGGCGCGGCCAGCGCGAGCTGCACTTGGTCTTCCCATCCAGGCTGCCCGAGCATCTGCCGACCCGATGCCGTCTTGCGCGGGACGGCCATATTCTCTTTGCCCCATTCCGTGATGTTCGCGGGCGCGGACACCGTGCCGCGCATGAACTCAGGCAAGCTCTCGGCAATCCTAGCGCCGCCTGCGCCGGCACCGGGGGCGCGCGTCTCGGCGGCCATTCGCGTCACCACGCGGCGGCTCTCGGGCGTCTCCTCGATCGGCTTCGACACGCCCGCCCGAAGCGTCTTCGCGCCGGGGTACATGGGCTCTCCGATCCCTTCGGCCCGCGCGACGTTGGCGGCCTTCTCGCGCCGCTTGGAGACGTCGAAAATGTCGCCAAGGTCGGTCAGGTTCGCGGGGTTCGCCGCCTCGCGCTCAATGAAGTCGGCGCGCACCGCTTCACGCGGCGTTTGCTTCACGACGTCGGGGCGGGCTTGCGGGGGCCAAGATGAAGCGGTTGGCTTCGACACGCCACCGTCAGCGGTGAACGTGTACGCGCTCGCCTTCTTTGGCTTCACGACGCCGCCGTCGTCGGTGAACGTGTACGAGCGGCTCGCCTTGGGCTTGATGACCCCGCCGTCAGCGGTGAACGTGTACTTCTTGCTCGCCTTGGTCGGGGCGGCACCAGTTGACGGGTTCAGCGGGTCGTTCAGGTCGTCCATGACGGCACGTTACCAGACCCGCAAACGCCGCGAAACTACTGGAGCCCTTGTTCGTCTTCGAGCTTTTCCAGAAGCGCCGACTTCTGTTCTGGCGTGATGGGCTGCCTTGCGACCCACTCGGCTGCCGCATCAAGCGAGGTGAAGCGCGGCGTTCCAGTTTGGGCCGCAGGCGCGGTCGGTCGCGCTGCCGGTTGCGCCGGGGATTGCGCCGGGGATTGCGCCGGGGGTTGTGGCCTCGCGGGCGGCGCAGCGGGCGGCAAGATAACGGTTCGAGCCTTCTTCGCCTTGAGTTCAGCCGGGAGCACTACGCCGGATTGCTCCATCGTTGTGAGGGGGTCGGCATCACCCTCTGCTTCCATCTGCAACGCGAGCGCCTCGATGCGCCGAGCGCGCAGCTTTTCGCGGCCCGTCGTCAGCTGGTCGCGCGCCTTCTTCGCTTCGTCGGACAACCGCCGATAGGCTGCGACGTCTTCCCCATCGACGCTCGCCGGCATGGGCAGCCCGCGCATTGCGGCCTCGAAAGCATCACGGTCGAGTTCGGCGCCGTCGGAAGTCACGAAGCGCCCCTTCGACCCCGGGAGCGCCGCGCCCGAGTCCATCACCGCCGCCGCGATGTCATCTGCCGTGACCTTGGCCGGGTCAGCAAGCGGCGCGATCTCTTGGTAGAGGTTGCCCACCCGCCGCGTCCGTCCCGCCGTCTCGCGCTGCTGGTCGAGCTGCTGACGGAACTGCGCCATTTCCTGCCGAAGCTGCTCGGTGGCGGTGTCCTTCGGAGACGTGCCGAAGCCTTCGCGCGTCGCAGCCACGTCGGGTGCGTAGGAGCCTTGGCCTGCCAGCAGTTGCGCCCGCATTTCGCTTTGCGCCTTCATGGCCGCCTCGAGCGCCGCCGCGTCGCCCTTGCGTGCTGCCGGGAGCGCCGCGTTGAACGCACGGAACGCCTCCTTGTACTGCGCTGCCTGCGTTGCGTTCATGCCGTAGTCCACGGGCGCCGTCGCGACCGACCGCCACAATGCGGGGCTCTCCTGAATCCGTCGCGGCTGCGATGGCCCTACGGGGTTGCCCTTGCGGTCGCGCGTCTGCACCACGAGGGTGAGCACGTCGCCCGTGGGCTCGTCGCCTTGGCCGCGCGCACCGCCGCGACCGCCGCCAGAGGGTGCAGCCGGAAGCGCGTCGGCTGGCCCGAAGCTGCCGCCGAGACCATCTTGCGTTGAGCCCTTGGGCGTGAATCGCTGCCCCGGCTGCGCAACGATGCGGCCCTTCGACGTCACCGGCTCCCACGACTTTCGCTGCGCGCCTGCGAGGTAGTCGGCCTCCATCGCGAGGTTCTTGCGCGCTTCGGCCTCCTTGGCGAGTTTCGTCGCTTGAGCGATGACGTTGTGACCCGCGCCCTTCGCCTTCAGCTCTTCGACCTGCTCTGCCGCCGCGTCCGATTGGCGCTGAAGCAACGCCAGCTTCAAGCGCCGCTCTTCCCGCACGTCGCTCGCCTGCTGCTCCAGCCCCCGCGCCTTAGGGCTCATGAACGGCATCGCCTCGCGTACGCCCGCCTCGCCAGCCATTGCAGACCGCTCAGGGAGCGTGATGCGCGGGGCCGCGTAGCCCCCCGGAGCCTCGCGAGTCTCGCGCCCCGGCATCGGTCGGGGTTGTGCCATCGGTGCGCTCTGCGGCGCCGGGAGCGGCCTTCGCGGGGCTTCCGATTCCATGCCGCGCATCTGCATCGGCTCGACGGGACGGCGGCCCGCATCGGGAGCCATGCCGCGCGGAGCAGCCGGGACCACCGGGCGAGACACGACCCTTTGAAACAACGACTCCAGACCGGGCGTCAGCATCGGATTCGATGCGCGCGGCGTCGGGGGCGGTGACGGCGCGGCAGGCTTCGCTTGGAGCGGAGCTGCCTTCGCGCCGCCGAGAGTCACCGGCCCAAGGTCGATGCCGCGCCGACCCATGCCCGTCTCTGCCGCCTCGCCGAAGCTCGCGGCGGGGCGAAGCTCGGCGGTTGCCCGTGCCTCTGCGGCCTTGCGGATGGCGGCGCCCTGGTCGCCGAAGTCCGCGTCGTCGTAGGTTGAGACGCCCTGCTTACTCAGGCGCTCGGGTGCCACGAGCGAGTCGCGAAACGCGGTCCCGGCGAGGTCCGCGCCGATGCCGAGCGCCGTGCCGAGGACGTCGCGGCCCATTGTGCGGAGGAAGTTGGAGGACGCTTGCGAACGCTCGAAGGCGCGTTGGCGCTCGTTCTCGGCAACTTGGTCAGCGGCGCTCTTGCGTTGTGCGAGGTAGCCGGGGGCGAGATTTGGGACGGCCATGGCGGGCTCCTTGCAGTATCAGGTGTAAAAATCCCTGGCCAACTGAATCCACTCTATAGGCGTCCCCGACTGGTACAAGTTCCAATTCAGCCACGCGTCAAAGCTCATCGCTGGCGCCTGACTGCCGCTCGCTGCTGCCAAGTATTCATCGTAAGCCGCTCTGACGATTTCAGGCGACGCCGGGTCTCCTGACGTGAAGAACCCAATCGCTCCAGCGGGACGTGCGTACCCGTCAGGGATTCCAGCGTCTCCCGATGTCACCCCTTGAATTGCACCGCTTTCAGCCGACGGATCGTCAAGCTGGTAAGCGGTGGCCTGCCCCTGCGCGTCCTTTCCGGTCACACCCAGCGAACGCAGCACGTCCTGAATATCTGCGCCGGCGTCGATCTGGTCGTACGCCCACGCAAGAGCCTCGGGGTCCCACTTGTCGGCGCCGATTTGCGCAATCGCGTTGTTGAGCACCGTGTGGGCGTCGGCTTCGGCCTGCTGCTCCTTGTCGTACTCGAACATCTCCTTTTGAAGATCCGCCGCCTCTGCCGCGAGTTCCTTGCGCGTCTCGTCGTCGAGCTGGGCGCCGTACGCCCCGAGGAAGGTCTTGATCTCGTTCAGCCGCGACTCGATTTGGAGCGCCTTGTTTTCGGTCTGAAGGTCCGTGATTGCCGACAGCGCGCCCACGTCCACGTTGCCGAGACCGGCGATCTCGAGGCCCGACCCGCCAAGACCGCGCCCGGCCATCTGCTGCGCCAGCTTCGCCTTGGCTTCGGCGGCTTGACGGATGATCTGGTCCTCTTGCGCCTTCATCTCTTCGGGGCTGAACCCGTACTCGGACAGCGGCGTAGTCAAGGCGGCAAGCGCGCCCTTGGCCGTCGTCTCCTTGACCTGATCCTGCAAGCCGCCGATGCCGAGCGCGTCGGCCAGCTTCTCCCAATCGAACTCGCCCGATGGGTCGAGGCCCGTGATGGGCTCCTCGCGAAGCGGCGTCGTGCTCGCCGGCACCGTGGGTCGCGGCGCGATGGTCTGCCCGTCGGGGCCGATGGTCGGGTCCACGGCGCCCTCGTTCGGCAAGCCGGGGACATAGCGCGGGTTCATCTCCACCGGGCTCTTCGGGACGAAGCTCCCGCTCGTGTCGGGGGCTTCGCGAACCGGCGTCGTGTTGTAAGCGCCGATGCCGACATTGACCGGACCGCCACTCGGCGCGGGCGCGGTGTAGCGCACAGGCGCGGGCGCCGACGTCGCCGGGACCACAGCACCTACCGGCGCAGGCGCGTAAGGCTCCGTCGTCTTCAGGAACGACGGCTGCGGCTGCCACTCGGGGTTGGGGTAGTCGCCCCCCGTCTGCGCCTTCATGGCCGCGATAGCCTGCGAGCGCGGGTCCGGTGCCATCTGCGACGCCGGCATGGGCGCACGGGCCGGCATCTGCTGCTGAACCGCCATCGCCTGCGGGGCCTGCTGCGGGGCTTGGTAGCGCGGGGCTTGCGCAGGCGGGGCCTGATACCGCTGCGGTTGCGCGGCCTGCGCCTGCTGCATCGCAACCGCTTTGATGTTGGCGTCTTGCGCCGGGGCCGGTGTCGCCGACGGGGCTTGACCTCGTAGCGGCGCCTTCGGCGGCTTTGCCAGCGTGCGCGGCGGCGCGGCGGTCGGGGTCATTCGCGGAAGCGGCAGTTGTGGCAGCATGATCGACCCCTTACGCCTTGTGCAGAACCTTGAAGGTCACGGACACCCGAACGTCCACGATAGTAGCAGTTGCGAGCGTTAGCGTCATCGTCAGCTCAGCGCCTGCCGCGACCGAGTTCAGCAGGAAGTCCGTAGACACCTTGACCGTGTTGGCGTCGCTCGACGACATCGTGAGCGCGGAGTTGAGCAGGTTCGTGGCGCCGTTGCTTCCCTGAAGGCTCAGCGACGGGCTGCCACCGGTCGAATAGTAGTACGCCTCGCACTGAACCGGGATGAACGTGTCCGATCCCGGGATCTGATGCGCCGCGCGATACGTACCCGCCACGAGGTTCCCGCACACCGCGAAGAAGGTGACGTTGACGTAGGAGTAGGGCTTCTCCAGCTCCGTCGTCGTGATGGCCGCGCCTGCAAACTTGGCCGAAACCGCGTCGAAGTTGGCGTTGATTTGCGACGCGGAGATGGTGCCGCCGTTGCTCAAGGTGTTGGGAATGGTCAGTGACATGGGCGCTCCTACGAGACCACGAGAAATGCGGTGTTGCCGGTCGCCGTGACCGTGCCCGCCGTGTAACTGATGACGCCGCCCGGGAGCACGTTGCCGACCACGAGCCCCGCCGACGTGCTCGACCCAATGGTGATGGCGCGGCCTGCCGGGAGTGCCGTGGGCGTGTAGGCGTCGCTGCCCGCCGTGACCCCGGTTAGCCCCGTCCACGCAACGGTGTAGGCGCCGCTTGCCGTGTGCGCCGTGGTCGTAAGGTCGATGTAGCTGCCGTCGTGGCCCACCGCTGCCGATGACACCGTGACCGCTGCCGCGCCGCCCGAAGGCGTGATGGTGTAGCTTCCCGCCGTGGTCCACGTCGAATCCGATGGCACCGTGACCGCGAGCCACAGCCGGACCCGCGTAAGCCCCACCGATACCGCGCTCGTGATGGTCGTGTCAGGCACGGAGCCCCCCGGTGCCGTGTAAGGCGTCATCGCAGCGGGCTCGTACATGCCGCGAATGAAACGCGTGAACTCGAAAACGTACGGCGCGTATGCGTTGACCGCCGCCATGGCTACAGCGTCTCATCGTAGTGAAGCCACAGGTGGCCGATGCACAGGTAGTCTGCGCCCGTGTCGGTATCGTAGTCCGCGAGCGTGTCCGTGATGATGCGGAGGTGCGTTCCAAAGTGACCCATGCACGCCGAGTTGCGCAGGAACAGGTACGCCGGGAGCGGTGGATAGTAGCTCTGGAGGTCGCGAATGATGCACGTGGTCCCCGGGCCGCCCGGCGTGTCCGTGATGCCGATTCGCGCGTAGCCCGCCGCCGTCCACGAGGTCGTTTGCGCCACCTCCACTGACGTTCGGTTCAGGTTGTTCGTGTCGGCGCCGTTGCGGCCAAGGTCAAAGGTCGCTGCCGACACCGTTGGAACGCGCGCCAAGAAGCAGGTAGGCCGCGTGTCGTAGCTGATGCTCCACGGGTAGTAGTTGCCCGAGTAGCAGAACTGATCAGCACTGGCCGAGCCCGTGTCCTTGATGTTCATCCAGAAGTAGGTGCCCGTGTTGCTCCCGTCGATGGCAAAGGTCCCGGTGCCCATGTAGACCTGCGAACCTGCGCCCGGTGCAGCGGCATCGTTCCACCTTGTTTCGCTCGTGACCGGATTCGCGCCGAAGGTCTGCGCGGCATTGGTCCAGCCGCCTTTGCAAGCAAACGTGGCGTTCAGCACGTCAAACGCGGAGTTTCGGATCTGAAGCTGCCACCGCGCCGAGCCGCACGCCGTGACCGGCTCGATCACCATGTACGAGCCGTCGGGGCAGTCGGACGCGGACGCCCACGACGACACAAACCCCACCCCGTTCTTGTACAGCGCCACCGCCGAGCCCGTGTCGTTGACGAGTCGCACGATGCTCTGCGAGCTGGTGGTCACAACAAACTGGTACAGCCGGAACAGCGTCTCTTCGCAGGACGCAATCGATGCTTTGGCGAACTTCGAGGCCATCAGATCACCCGGTTGTTGGCAAGCACGTAGCCCGAGGACGTGCCCGTGATGTCAATGCCGGCCGTGGTTGCGCTTTCGATGAGGCAGTCTCGAACCACGCCATAGTCCGCGTTCGTCATGCGGATTCCAACGTCCGGGTCCGTGATGTGGCAGTCCACCGCTTCGCAGTAGTCCCCGGTGATGTAGACCGTGGGGTAAGCCGTGTTCGCCCCGTCATCCATGGATAGCCCCTGTAGCCGAAGCCGTGACCCCGACAGCGTGAACATGGGGGCCGTGATGGTCCCCGGCCCCGACGTGCGTCGAAACAGCGTGCGACCCGGTGCGATGGCAATGATCTCGAGCTGCGTGGCCGTGATGACGTAGCCGGCCGGGTTCGCGTCCCAAGTGCCCTCGGGAACGAAGATGCGCCGCCCTTGCGCGCCCGCCTTGGTCCCGGTCACGGCTCGAATGGCGTCGGTGAGCGATTCGCCCGGCGTCATGACGTAGCCGAGCGCGCTGATTCGGTCCTGCGCTTCCGCGAGCGCGACGCCGTTGCGGTACACCGGGAGACTGCCGGGCGCTTGCCGCAATAGCGCGTCCTGCCCAAAGCCGAGACCCGTGGCGCCGCCGCTCACCGGGGCGCGGTAGCCACCTTGGCGCGGAAGCGTCATCGAAGCGGCCCCTCTGCGTTGCGAAGGTCGAGCGCGATGGATGCGACGTTGACCGCCGAGCTTCGCACCGTGGACGTGTAGGGGTCGTCGATGAGGCCGACGCGGAACCACCGTGACGTTAGGTTCAGTTGCATGACGCTCGTGAACCAGTCCAGCGGTGTAAACTTGGCCGTGCCGAACACGCCAGTCCCGTAGAAGTAGGTCCCGCCCGGGTTCGGGTGGAGATCCAGCGCCTGCGTCCGCGTGCGCCGGTCGTCGTAGCCGTTCGCGGTGCCGGCGTCGTTCACCGTGTCGTAGGACGCTTCTTCGCCCTCGACCACCACCATCGGCAGGTCTGCGCGTACCGCGTCGGAGCCCACCGTAGGGATGCCGCCGCCCGCCGACGTGAAGACGCCCGTGGACAGCAGCTTGAAGCGCACGCCGTGACACTGACGGTAGTTGTCCTCGTCGCCGAGGATGCGTTGCGACAGCCAGTACATGGGGACGTTGGCCGTGCTGGCACTGGCAAGCGCGCTGCGCCGAAAGCGGAACGCCGATCCGTCGTGACCTAGTAAGAACTCGTTGCCGCGCACTTCCACGGCGTCGTGAATGTTTTCGCCGTCTTGGAACCAGATGTTCCATCCGCGCCGCTTGAGGTCATAGACAAGCGTACACCTGAACGCCAGCCTAGCGTCGGTGTCCGTCTGAATCGGCATCGCCCAGAGGATGACGTTGCGTGTCGGCAATACGCGCCCTTGGATGGCGTAGAAGAGCACCGGGTTGAATGTCCACGGCCAGCCGAAGCGGCCCTGAACCAGCGTGCGCATCGGGTCGGGTAGCTGGTCCGTCGCGAAGCCCCACCCGCTCCAAAGCTGCTGGAGTCCTTCGGTGAGCTTCAGGGCTTCCGGTGCGCCAAGACCGCCGAACGCATAGATCCCATCGGCGGCGGCGAAGTAGACCACGCCCGCCTCAACGATGATGGACTGGTGTGCCACGCACCCGGTCCCGTCCACCGCCTTGACAAGCTGAAACGTGTCGTCCGAGTAGCCCGTGAGCACGTAGATTGAGCGGTCCGTGAAGATGACCAGCACTTCCCCGGTCGAGGCCATGCCCGTGACCGTCTCGCCGAAGCCGACTTGGAGGAAGTGATCGGCGCGGATTCCAGCCGGGTCGGACTCGTCGGACCAGTAGACCATTGAGGGGTTCAGGTTGATGGCCGCGCGCCCAGACGCTAAGACCGCCTCCAGCTTGCTCGATTGGTCCGTCTCAATGGGCGACACGAGCGACGCCGACGACGTGCCATCGAAGCCCGCGTAGTACACGCGCGTCTGATGCGTCACGGCGATGGGTCCGCGCGGAATGGCGCTCCAATAGGAGTAGTTCACCGAGTTGACTCGAAGCGCGTCGGTAGCCGGGTCAAGGCGGCGCATCTGCGAGGTCGAGCCCACCGGAAGGCGGGGGTCGTAAACGTAGGTGTTGTACTGCGTCACCAGTAGCGCCACGGGCACCGCTTGGTCGCCGTCCGTCAGGTACGCCGTGACCCACGAGCACATGGGAATCCGGCTGCCGCCTGCGGGCTCAAACCCGAGGTCGGCCGACGTGATGTAGTTCATCGTGTCCGCGTCGGAGACCGACACCCGATACAGGTCCGTGCCGCTGCTGCGCGTCACGTCGAGCACCACCGGAGCAAACGGCGGGCAGTCGAACACGCACGCGGTTGGAAGCTGAACTCGATCTTCTTGGTTCAGGTACTCCATCACCGGCCGCGCCATGATGGTCCCCTGCGACGTGTCTACGTTCAGCCCGAGAAAGTACGTCCCCTGTTCGGCGTCCGTCTCGCGGAGGTCCATGCCTTTCCACGGTCCTTTCAGCGTCACCATCGGCATGTCACCACCGGCTCCATTTCACGAAGCGTGCGCCCGCGACCTGCCGAGACGAGCCCGTCGCCGCAAGTTGCGATTCCCATTGCGACCAGAGCGAGCCCACCTGCGGGTTGCTGCCGCCCTTGCGGTTGTTCAATGTCCATGCCGCATACGCCACGACCGCTTGCCCGTAGGCGTCGGCCTTGCCCCCGAGGATGGTGTCTGACGTGCTCGTGAGCGTGGCGCGCGGCGGGATGTAGCCGAGCTGGAACACCGTTCCTGCGACCGGGATGGGTGCGACGTAGAGGTCTGCCGTGTCCTTCATTGCGAAGTGGTACGGCGGGCGGTCCACCGCCGAGATGGGAGCCACCGCCGAGCGCGCAAGCCCGTCGTCGCGAATCAGGTACAGCGAGCGTTCATCCCACCGCATCGGCGCGCAACGCACCGGGAGGTTAGTCGAACTCACAGCGGCGTTCGACTGGAGCAGGTCGAGCGCCACGATCTTGTAAGGCTTCGTGTTCAGGTACGAGACGCCAGACAAGTCGATGTTGTCCACGTCCGACGGCCATGAGAACCGGGCTTCCGTCAGCCAGAAGTCCGGGTTGACCCCAATCAGCGACCGCCACACGTAGTCGTCGGCAAAGTCGATGAGCGTCAGCCACTCGGACGACGACACCGCCGACGTTCCCGGCGTGTCCATCAGGGCTTGTACTTGGGTTTTGACGTTCGCGACGGTCAGCGCCATGGGACCCTCTTAGGCGCTCGCGAGAATGATGCTCCCGGTCGCCGGCTTCGCTCCTGCCCCTGTCCTCCAGAGGCCGGCACTCGTGATCTTCTTCGCGCTCGGACCCGTCTTGCGGTGCGCCGTGATGCCGTCACGCGCCGCAACCACGCGCATCGCCTGGAACACGTCGTCCGATGCGCGCCGCTCCAGCACGTCCCGGCGTAACTCGCGCTCCTTCTTCAGCCGCGCCATCTCCACATCAGCCAAGAACTTCTCCGGGCCGGTGCGAACCAGGGACGACTTCTGAATCCACGGAATGAGTCGCGGGTCTTCGATGGACAGCGGTGCCGTGTCGGGGTCGGTGGGGTCTTCCCGCCACTCCCCCCAGATCCACGGCACCACCTCGGTGTCCGTGATCCGCTGGACTCCAAAGTGCTTTGCCACCTGCACCTTGCGAAGTGTCGCCACGACCCAGCAGCCACGCTCAGGGTCAAAGGCCACTCGCAAGCCGTCATCTCCGGTGCCCTCCCGGACCCGACGCGAATACGTCGTGTTCCAGTCAAGCGCGCGGAGTTTTGCCCATCCCTCTTCCGAGAGCAGGACAGGAGGGGGAAGCGCTGCGGAGTCCAGTAGGATCACGCGGAAATCCTTACGGCCACGGGTTGACCAGAATTCGACCGCGCCCCGCCGTCTTCACTTTGCGGTGATAGGCGATCTGGAGCGAGTGGAAGTACAGGTCTTCGCTCATGTCCGTGTCCTTGGTGTCCATCTCCACGGCCAAGAGCAGCGTGTTCGCACCGTTGGCGATGCTGCCCGCGTCGATCTTGCCGCCACGAGTGCCCGCCAGCGTGTACGCCGTTGCCACCGGCACCGCGTCCGTTGGGATCACCGTGTCGAGCGCCGTGTTGACCGTCGCCGTCAGCGCGTCGTTGTTCACGCTGATCAGCTTGTAGAACACCTTCCACAGCACCGTGTCTGCCGTGTCCGTCGAGCCACAGGCCCACCGAACGCGGACGTAGCACGGGCGCCCCTCGTCGAAGTCGGGAGGAAGGTCCCACGACGTATGGCAGACGTCGCCGTCCGTGTTCATCAGGACACCCGACACCCCGAGGGTGCTGATCTCCTGAAGACGAATCGACGAGTCGTTGGTGCCCGGCGAAATGGTCGTGGCGGTGTTGCCCGCGTCGAACGCCGCCTTGGACGTCAAAGCGGCATCACCGGCGACCACGACCGTCGTGCTTGGAATGAAATCGAAGTCTTTGCCGCGAAGTGTGACGTACTCCAGGGATTGACTCAGGTTTGCGGTGTCGATGGGCATGGTACGTCCCTCCTACGCGCCGATTAGGCGTTGAGCGAGTAGTTGAGGTCCTTGAGCACGCCCGCCGAGTTGCGCATGCGCGTCCCAAGGTTGAAGTACTTGCGGAACGTCGCCTCGTAGTTGGGCTTGTCCACCACGCGCGACAGAACCGCACCGTCCTTGTCCATCCAGCCCCACGGCTGAAGCGTGAACTGCTTGATGTACTTCATGTTCAGGAAGTAGATCGCGCCGAGCGTGCATTGACGGTCCGTGAAGATCTCGATGGGCTTGTCGAAGCCCGCAAAGGTCAGCTTCTCGACGCCGCCCTCGAGCTTCTGCGGCTGGTAGCGCACGTCCTGAACGAGCAGGTCCGTGTACTCCCGGCGCATCGAGTCGTGCATGATCACCTTGTTCGGAGCCATGCCAGACTGGCGCTTCACCTGATCGCAGGTCGCGAGCATCAGGCGCAGTTCGAGGTTGCGCAGGGTGCCCGAGTTGTCGTTGACGATGCCCTTCCAGCCCGGGTAGTTGCCCGTGTCCACGGACTCGAAGTTGTCGTCCTCGTCGTTGACGATGTAGGACAGGCCGTTGATCTCGTTGGTGTAGCCGTGATTCGCCACGGCGGTGCCGTCACCACGCACAACGATGTCATCGTCCGCGAGGGTGACGTTCGCAGAAGACGTGATGGTCACGCCGTCGTCCGAAACCGTCGCCACCGTGAGCAGGACCGGCGTGCCGGTGCCCGTCAGCTCGGCCGACGTGCCGACCACGAGAGTCTGCCCCGGCTCGATGTTGTGGTTGTCGTCCAGAACGATAGTCGTGGACGCCGAAACCACGCCGTTGACCTGCGTGATCGGGCCGGTGTTCGAGTTCGACGTGAGCTTGTTGCCGTAGAGCTGGCGGTTGATGTCGTACTTCAGAGACTCAATGGCCCCGTCCATCTCCATCGTGACCGCCTCGACGAACGAACCACGGTCATTCGCCGCCGCCGAGATGAGGGTGTCTTCAATCTCGAAGCGCGAGAACAACCGCTTCGCGGTGATGATGGCGTCCTCGGTCGCGACGTAGCCAGCGGTCGGGAGGCTCGTGTTACGAGCGCCGGCGCCGTTGTTGCGGGCGACCTTCACCGGAAACACGACGCGCTTGCCCGTGAACTTCGTCTGGTCCTGCTCGGTCTCGTTCAGGAGCGGGTGAGACTCGTTGATGATGGTCTCGATGGGGCCAATGTAGTTATCCTTGAGGATCGCATCGGCGGTGGTGGTGGTCTGAACTGCCATGGGTCTACCTCATTGCCATTGCGGCGCGCTTGGCTTCTTCAAGCGTCCTGATTTTCGCAGCCGGCGCCACTACGGCAGCCGCGCCCCCGGGAGGAGGCCGGGGCGGTGCCGGTCGCGGCGCAGCAACCGGCGCGGGGGCCTTCGGTTGCGTTGCCGGGGCTGGCCCGGGGCGGCTCTCGCCATATCGATGTTGCAGGATGATGGCAGCGTCCTCGACCGTCAGGCCGGGGTTCGCCTTCACCATATCCCACAGCTTGCCCGCGTGCTCTCGGTTCGAGAGAACAGGGTACTTCGTCTTCGCGGAGTCCCACTCTTTGCGAAGGTCCGCTTCGATAGCCGACGCCTTGGCGCTCAGCTTTTCGTTCTCACGCTCGGCCTTGATGGCGTCGAGTTCGGCTTTCAGCGCCTTGAACTCGGCCATCTCGCGGCGCATGGCCGCAAGCTGCTGAAGCGCCGGGTCGCCGTAGTCGTCTTCGGCTTCGGGCTCGGCTTGTTCTGCCTGGACCGCCTGCGGTTGCTGCTGGCGCTGAAGGTACTCGACCACCTGCTGGAGCTGGTCGCGGAGTACGCTAACCTCAGCCTCAGCACGCATACGCGCCTGCGCTTCGCTGTCAGCCTTGGCGCGAAAGTGCTTCACAAGGCTAAAGTCAGGCTTGACCGACTCAGGCTTCGGCTCTTCGGGCTGCGCCTGCTCAGCTTCGGGCTCGGTGCTCGGCGTTTCGGCTGCGGGCTCGGGCGCATTGTCGCCACGGGCCGCCGCCTCGGTGAGCGCCGCCGCCGCTGCAATCTGCGCCATCGGATCAGCCGGTAGCGCGGGCGCTGCCGGTGCCGCGTCGCCTGACGCAACAGACGGAACGTACTCCGGCGCCATCGCCATGCGCCCCGCTTCTGCGAGGGTCTTGGCCGTGCGAGCCGATGCCGCTACGGGAGCGGCTACGGGGGCAAGGGAAGTGTCGGCGGTTTCAGGCATCGGGCTAAGCTCCTACGCGTCTCGCGCGTCTCATATTGAGACCACGCAACCGCGCCATGTCAAGTCACATCCCAGAATTGAGGTCGAGCGCCGGAACGCCGGGACCGCGAACCGACGGCATCCCGAATTCCATCGGCAACGGCTCGGCTCCCGGCATCGGCACAGCCGCGGGCATCGGCGACGGGCCGAAGGGGTCCATCGGCATCCCCGTGGCGGGGTCAACCATGGTCTCAGGAGGCATCGGCTCAGGCGCTTGCGGCGACTCCACCGGAATCGTCGGCATCGGCTGCGGCGGGGGCGGCGGCGCCGTCTTCGCCGCGATGTCGGGAGCGTACTCCTTCCACCACTCGTAGCCTTGGCGCTGCCCGGACAGGTAGCCTTCGTGCTCGGCAAGGTGACGAACAGCCCAGTTGTACCGCTCGACCTCGCCCTCTCGCAGCGCGTCGGACGTCAGAAGTAGCTTGAGTTCGCGGATGTGCGCGAGGTGGTCTTCCCACGGTTGCGCCTGCACTGGACTCGGCGGCGGCAGCGACGGGTCGGGAGACGCCACGATGTCGGCGGTAAGGATCTGGTAGTTTTCTTCGCGCTGGTACTTCGCTTCGCTGTCCGCGTCGCCGTCAAGTCGCCCAGCCTTGCCGAACTCCATCTCTTGCAACACGCGGTTGCGCGCTTCGGGGTCGTTGGCAACGTCGCCGTACATGCCCATGTTGGCAAGCATGAGCACCGTTTCACGATTCACCGACGGATGACGCACCGCCATTGAGCCCGGAAGAACGCGCACGTTCGTCGTGGCGATGTCCTCTGACTCGAAAGACAGCACTTCCAGCTTCGACGACTTGCCCATGACCTGAATGGTCGTCTCAACGGGCATGTAGTCGCGCCAGAGCTTGAGCAGCATCGAGCCCGCGACGCTGAACGCCTCCTCGAGCTCGCGCGTCGTTGGAGCCAGCTTGGTAGCGTCAAGCTCGGCCATCCATTGCGCGGCGCGTCCGCTAATCGCGGCCGGCACGATTCCTTGCGTGATCTCGTTGATGCCGCTGATTTCGCGAATGTGCTGGATTGCTGCCGCTTCCAGAGCTTCGTGCTGCGGGCTCACCTGCGGCGACGGGATGGGCTGCGGCGGCACCGTGCCGGGGTTGTAGAACACCGTTTCGCCCGGCTGCGCCGTCAACGCGCCTTCGTCGATGGACCCTTTCATCACGGCCCACTTTGGTGCGCCGTTCAGCGCCACGACCTCGAGCCGCTTGCTGATCTGCTGGTTCAACATGTCCTGCACCGGGCGCACGACATCAACCATTCCCTGGCCGTACAGCTTTCCCGGAATCGAGTTGTAACGCACCACGACGAAAGGCAATCGCCCCGCTGCTAGGCCCTCGTGCTCTTCGAGCAGCACGTTGCCCGAGATTGCAGCGTAGTAGCCCCTCGGATGACGCGGGCCGGGCTTCTCGTAATAGAAGACCACACGCGCGCGGTCGAGCGTCAGGTCTTGCGTTGACCCCGAGTCGGTGCGGATGTCGGCCAGCAACGTCGCCGCCATGCTGTCTCCGCTCATCGCACGCTCGGGCTGCACGAACTCGGCAAGGCCGGGCCATCGGTCGCGAATCACGTCGATGTGGAGCCAACGGATCTCAGCGGCCCACTGGCAGTCGGATAGGTCCTTTCGCGCCGTACCAGGGTCAAACACCATCGAAAACGGCGGGACCACCTCGACACACGGAAAGCCGGTCGAATGGTGCGTTGCCGGCGCGCCCTCGAACAGCTCCTCGCTGCTTTCGTACTCGACGCCCACAGGCATCGGCTCTGACGGGTCGGCGCCAAACGGCAGCCCCGGGGGCTTGTCCTCAATGTCAGCGTCCGGCCCGCCCATCGTGTCCGTGGCCGCCGCGTCGAAGTCCACGCGCAAAATGCCCACGCCCGTGATAAGCGCCCACTTCATCAGCTCTTGGGTCTTGCTCCCCATCGTGAGCTGATGCCATAGGTACTCCAGCAGCTTCTCCGACGCGCGGGCGCTCTCCGTGTCCTCTTCGTCGTCCGTTACCGGCGTCACGAGCCAGCCCGGTTGGTGCTGCGTCAGCTTCGCCACCGCCGTGTCAACGGCAGGGCGAATGTAGTTGAGCACCATCTGGATTTCCCACGGCTCAGCCGGGAGATCTCTCAGCCGTTGCAGCCCGCGGGCATACTCAATCCATTGTCGTCCGGTGTAGTAGGCGACGCACTCCCACGCGGTCGCGATAAACGACTCACGCGCGTTCTCGCCAGTCGTGACGAGACGGCTGATGGTCGCGACCGTCTTCGCCGTGCGCGCGTCCGGGCTATACGTCTGGCGCTGGTCGCGCTCGTTCCACCAATCGACAACGGGTGACGTGCTCACGCGCCGTAGCCCCGACCCGGCGACGGCATCGGACGACCCTGCGGCATCGACAGCCCCTGAAGCAGCGCTGCAAGCGACCCGCTCGGACCGCGCTGGCGACGAAGTGACTGGAGCTGAATGGGCGACGTGTCAGGACGCTGCGCCATCGCCTGCGCCGGCTGGCCCGCCGTCATCTCCCGCATCTTCGCGATGGCTTGCGCCCGCGCGTCGTCGTCAGATTGGCGCATCGCGTCATAACCCGGCGCTTCGTCCATCTTGCTTCTGAACATGGGAATCATAGGCCCAGCTTCCCTCTCAGGCTCGCGATCGCCTGAAGTCGTGTGTCGTTGGGGTCGATGCCGCCCGAGGACGCCCCCGGGTCAAAGTTCAGTGGTTGCCGTGACGTCAGCGGCGCTTGGCGCTGGAGCGGCTGAAACTCGGGCTTCGGCGGCGGCGGGGGCGGGGTCTTCGCTGCCGTCGATCCACCAGACCCAGCGCCAGCAATCGTGCCGATAAGGCTAGGAATCAACCCAAGTAGCGCTTGCCACATCACCTCACCTCCTGCGTTCGTTTCCGTTGCTCTGCCAGGGCGCGCTCGAACGCGGGCCGGTGGTGAACCTCGAACCGTTGCCACGCCGCGTCGTGCGTGGGCGGTGCCTCAGACTGCACCACTTTGGGCGCGATCTCAATATGAGACGTGCGAGACGGCTCGCGACGGACCACGGCCCACACGGACAGCGCCAGCGAAACGAGCGACAGGACTAGTGCGCACCAAACCATCGGTTCTTCCTCTCGGGACGGCTCAGCGAGTCCCGGTAATCCACGTTGTTAGGGTCGTGCTTCACGACGGTGATTTCGAGCGGGGCGGGCAAGATGCGGTCGCCGGCCAATGCCAGTGCCGACGCGATCACAAGGTCCGACCGTTTGCCGGGAACGTGGTCCATGCGCCCCTTGGCGTCGTAGACCAGCGTTCGGCATTCGGACTGCGTGCGCGGACTGCTGATGACGAGACGGCCAGCGATGACCGCAGCGCGCCACTCCGACAGGAGCACGGGCCGCGTGGCTTGGTTGGTCTCGTGGCCGTAGATGCTGGTCCATGCGTCGGGGCGAGCGTTCGCCGTCGCTGCCGTCGCGTGTTGCCGCGTGTAGATGCGCGGGTAGCCGAGGTCGAGCAGCTTCCGAATCGTCGCCGCGCCGTGGTTGTTCGACTCCGGCACCACCATCGCGGGGCCGGTCGCGCCGCCGTAGAGGTAGCCTGCCGAGACCATCTGCACTGCGAGGTCATCGGGCGTCGTGTCCTCACCATGGAACTCCGCGACGATGCGGCGGGTCACGCGGTCAAGCACCTGTATGGCACTGGCGTCGGGACCGCCGCCGCTCGCGATGTCGCCGCCAATGACGTAGCGGTCTCGCCAGTTGGACTGCGGGGCCTCGTACAGTCGCCAGTGCCGCCCGTCTCGTGCCGTGACCTCGGCCCACCGCTTGGCAACGTCTCGCTTGTCGCCCGGTAGCGCCATCGGCATGAAGCCAGCCCACAGCGGCGCTGGCACTTCAGGCTCGACCATGGCGTTAACCACCGACGCCGGTAACACCGGGCGACCCGATGCCGCGAAAGCGTGCTCAGGCGACAGCGGCCACTCTTGGTCGATGACGGCAAGATTGCGGCTCTTCGCGTTCCATTGGGCTACGTACCAGCGCACTTGAGCCGGAGTAAGCCCGAACTCCACCGCACGCGGCGCGAAGATGTCGGCGGCCTCGGGGTCGTGCTTCCCTGCCGCCGTGACGAACACGCCCGAGTCCTTCCACGCGCGCTCAGGATCCGGTGCCGCCTTGACCGCAGCCATGATCTCGGCATCACCGGGACGCGGCGGGTACTGGTGCTTTTTGGCCGTGTGCCACGGGAAAAAGAAGTGCGTCCAGCCGCTTTCGCCCGATACCGCCCGGCGCCACCGCTCGTAGAAGGAGCCCTGCTGCCCGCGTGCCGTGGACTCGATGACGGCAATGGTCCCGGCTGCGGCCTCCTCGCCCGTCGTTTCTAGCGCGTCTAACGTCGTGACGATGATGCCCTCGGCGGTCGATGACTTGCGCCCGTGGTCCCACAGACCCACTTCGGACATATGGACGAACGACGGCGAGGAGCCCGCCGCGGCGTTGTCCGACCGCTGCGTCTGTACGGTCATCATCGAGCCGTTCGGCCACTTGAGGCCGCCATCGCACGGCGTTGCGCCGAAGTACGGCACAAACAACTCAGGCAACTTGACCGCCATGTCTACGCCGATGCGAGCGATAACGCGGGTAGACGACGCGATGTGAGCAATGGTCAGCGACTGCCAGCCGGGACGAAACGAGCCCATCCAGTACATCAGCGCCTGAATCACCGTCGAAATACCCAGCTTGCGGGCCTTGAGAACAATGATGCGCGAGCCCCGACCCTCGCGCTCGTCCTGCAAGATGCGGTCAACGACCTCGCGTTGTTCGTCCGTGAGCTCTAGCGGCACGTACTCCCACCGGTCGCCCTTGCCGAGCACGCGAATCCGCACGCAGGCAAAACAGAACGCCTCGAAGTCCTCCGCGAGTCGGGCTAGGACTTCGACGGCTTCGGGCGGGAGTGTTCCCATGCGTGCCGCTTCTCCGCTCGGGTCAAGGGCCTGCCGTCTGTCACTTCGGTGGGTCGCGTCGCTCGAAGCTCGAGCGCGGCCTGCATCTGTCGCCACGCCTGCGCCTGCATCGCGTCGTCAGTCTTCTTCTGCTCCACGTCACTCGCACGCGCGATGATTTCCATCTGCACCTTGCGAGCGTCGGCGACTGCCTTGAGGTCGAGCGCCGCTTGTCGCTTCTCGTCGGGGTCTAGGGCTTCCTCGAGTTTCCACCGCTTCGCCTCGATGTCTGCGCACAAGAGCCTCGCGACCCACATCGCCTCCGACTCCCCGCCTTGACGCTCCCGGTCTAGCCACGACTGCACCCGCGTGGACAAGCCGCCTACGGCCACGGTGTCGATATCGTCGGTGTTGCGTTTCGTTGGCACGTCGGCCAGTCTCACTTTGAGACAGCGCCGCGTCAACCAACAAGCGGCGAAAGGATGACTCCCCCGTGACGCACGCCACCCGCAAAGAGCGGCACGCTCCCGTCGAGCCCATCGCCCTCGACCAGCCCGCCGAGACCCAGACCGTCGCACTCTCGCTCCCCAGCGACATGACCGCGCTCATCAACGTGCTCGCTAAGCGACTCGCCATCGCGCCCGAGGACCTGCTGTCCTTCTGCGTCGCCATGGGCGTTGGGCAGGCGCGCGCGCTGGGCTTCGCTCGCCGCGACCTCCCGCCGCAGCCCGAGGGTGGCTATGCGGGCTCCTACGCCGTTTCGCGGGACTGGTACGAGCACCACGCCTTGCGCGCCGCCGAGCTAGGCTGCTCCGTCGGCGTCCTCGCCTCGACCACCCTTCGGGAACTCGCCGGATGGCTCGGGCGCTCGCCCAAGATTCGGTTGCGGGGACGGTCGCTCATCGAGCAGGGGCTGACTCGCAAGGCGTAGTCAGTGCGCGCGCGGGCGCCTGAGGACTGCAAAACGTGACTACTCAGTCACGCTTCCGTTTTGATAGTGTGTCAAATTTGACACGTCCGTGTCAGGGTTGACACGCCAGCCGAGTTAGCCGCCCCACGAGGAGAAAGCGCACCGCCTCCTCGACCCGCTCGGCCTCCGCTTCGGTGGGCGGCAGGTAGCTCCCGCCCTTGACGCCGTTCCAGTGGTTCAGCCGAGCCCGGCTGAAACCGGACTCGGCGCACACCTCGGCGATGGTACCCGGCCACGTTTCGAGCGCGTGGCGGGCTCTGGCGGCGGGGGTCACAGCCTCACTCCAAGGTGAAACTCACCAGTCTGGGCATTGCGGAACCCCATGAAGCACGCTCCCCGTGGCCCATAGATGCCGTATTGCTTGCCGTCCCACCCTCTCGAAATCAAGTCTTTCCGGTACGCATCGCTGCACTCGGGCAGCTCTTCGACTCGGTACTTCCGGCCCTTGATGATTGCTTCCATGGCCCCTCCCTCCGTCCTCACAGCTCACTCACCGTCATGCACCGGGTCCGGTTTCGCCTCCACTCGCCGCGCCAACCGCTCCCACCGAGCGGCCTTGTCCAGCCTCCCAATGGCTTCGCACTGCGCCGCGATAGCGCGATACCGAGCCGCTACGTCAGCCGGTGTCTCTTGTCGGTTCCTCTTCATAGCCATCCTCCCGCCGTCCTCACGGCATCTCGCCCTCTCCCCTCGGGCTACCGCATCCTTGCAGCGGCGGGCTCGCGTTGTGCGAGTGCCGACCCTTTGCCCCGGGTCGTTTGGGTTGTGCTCACGCTGCCCGAAACGCCTGCGCCTCGGTTTGGCCGCGCCGAAACGCGGCGTTTTCTTCGTCCGTCCATCCCGGAATGGGCGCGGCCATGTTTGCGTCATCCCACCCGCGATACCATGCCTGCATCGCCGGGATGCGCTTCTCGCGATCCAAACTCAGCATCCAGGCCTCCGCTTCTGCGTCCCACCCAAACACACGCTTGAGTCCTGCGCCGAAAGCGCGCTTGCCGTAGTCGTAGCCGTGAACCTTGATGTTCATGATGTTCTCCGTCCTCACGGGATTGGTGCGGCGCCCATTAGCCGGGGCGCCTTCGGCATTGGTATAGTAGTGGTACCGCGAAGCTCGGTCGTTCCAGTCACCCGGGGACTCGTACTGCGGCGACATTACCCACCCGCCATGACCGCACTTGTACCCCGCGACAGCCTTCGTGACGTGCTTTCGGAACTTCCGAAGCGCGGCGTCACTGGCAAGTTCGACCGACCACTTGCTGCCGGCGCCGGTGAGTTCCCCTGCGATGTTGTGCTCGGACATCAGCTTTCGCACCTGCGCTGCCTTCATCTTCGTTCCTCCCTGCCGCTCCTCAGCGG